ATTTGGATTTACACCTGGTTCAACCACAACTGATTCAAATAATTTATCCAAAACAATACCTTTTTTGATAAGATTTTGGGATGCAAGAATATCTTCTTCTCTTGCTGTCATATATTTGATTTCAATTGTACCCTTTCTTAGTGGGTGGCCTTCTGGGTAAACCAATCCTTGAGATGGTAATTCAATGGTTTCTGTTGGGAAATCATTTTGTTTTGGTGCAGTTTGCATTTGCACCTTAGTTGTATTTGTCATTTCTGCCATAACGATGTTTATTTTGTTTGTATATATAAATACATAGAAATTAAAAAATTAGAAAGCATAAAAAAGGGGATACTTTTGATATCCCCTTATTTTTATTATTTTTAGATTAGAATTCTAAGATTGCGTAATCATAAGATAGTGTTAATTCGATTGTTGCAACTTCATTTGAATCAAATGATAAATCTCCAAAGTTTGCTTGAGAGATAAATGCACCTTTCAATTTCCATTGTTCAATCTTATCACCAACTGGTCCTAATAGATAGAAATCAATATCTTTCTTATAAAAATCAGCGTATCCATCTCTACCAGTGATTGATTCATGTCCTAAACGAATCCACTCCATTACCGCTTGTGCTCCAGAAGGAACGATTGGGTCATAAAGTGTGATAGTGATATCTTGCCACTCACCTTTACCTTTCAACTTTCTATAAACGTTGATGTGGTCTATTTTTACAGTTTCAAACTGAATTGTTGGGCGGTTAGCCGCACTTACCGTAAATGATGGGATTGCCGTATCGGTCAATTCCATTATATAACGGTTTTTCATTTTTGGTTCGAAGTTCGTATAGAACATCTTATCGAAGGATAGAATATCTGCCATTTTTATTGCCCTTTTATTTAATTATAAATATCTAATTTGTTTGTTTTTATATTATGCTGAGAAACTTGCTCCAGTTGGTAAGATATTGAAATCAATTACTATGAATTCAGCTGTCTTAGCCGGTTGTAAGAAAATTTGTCCCGCCATAATATTTCTATCTATTACATCCGGAGTGTTGTTGGTTTCATCCATTACCACTTTGAATGCGTATAAACCTTGTCTTTGTTGAACTGTCTCCAAATATGGATTAACAGTGTTCAAGAATCTTCCTCTAGTCTCTGAAGTATTTTGTTCGAACACTAAGAAACGAGATGTAGATGCGATGAACTTCTTAACAGTGATAAGTAATCTTCTAACATTGATTCTATCTAAAGCAGATGCCTTATCTTGCAATGTCTTCTGTCCGAATGCTACAATACCTTGTCCAGGGAATGCTGCGATTGGGTTTACTTTGTTCTCATATAGAGTGTCTCTCTCTGCATGTGTTAATCTATTCAATACACTAACTGCTCCTACGATACCACCTCTATTTAAACCAGCAGGTGCGAACCATTCTGCTGCCAATCTATCGTTAGAAGCGTAAACCGCTGGTAACAATGTAGATGGTGGAACAGTTGTAAGTTTGTTAGTATTTGTATCAATTGTTTTAACCCAAGGATAGTAAGTACCAACATAGTTTGAATCAACAGAGTTAGCTTCTTCAGTTGCTTGAGTTATTGTATCTGCGTAATCGTTGAAATCAGCGATATAGAATGCATCTTGTCTTTCTTCAACCATATCAATTACTCTAGTAGTAATAGCTGGGTGTAATCTTCTTACAATACCAGGAGTTGCTACCATATTGATATCATACTCATCAGCGTTTGAAATTGCTGCTATTGCTTTAGTATATGCTACTGAACCAGATGATGTTGAAGTAGAACAATTAAATCCTTGTGTATTTCCAGCACCCCATCCGTTTTCACCAGCTTTTAATATTGGTATAGTTGGATTCATACCATCGAATCCCATTTGGAATCCTAATACAAATTGTCTTTTAACCATATCTGCTGATTTTGAGCCAGTCATTTGATAAGTTAAACCATTTGCATCAAATGCGAATGATACGTTAGAACCAGTTTGAGCTCCAACGGGAATTGGTTTCATATAATTTGCATTATCTAACTTAATTCCAATTGTTTCAAAATCAAATCCACTAAAATATATTGGAGATGATGCTGTGTTACCAGTAGAATTGGTTTGGTATATTGCTGCTGGTACTTTTAATGCTTGTGCGTTATCAGTTGCCGTAATAGGGTTAGTATATGCTCCATGTCCAAATGGTGCTGCTGATATTGGATATGCTCCTGCTTCAGAAACTACAACTCTTACATATTGTGATTTATTTGAGTAATCTCCAAATTCTGTCATTTTACCATCTAAACCAATTGTAAAATATCTATCACCAATTCTTCTAGCAATATAGTTAGGAGAAGCAGGGTCTAAGTTTACATTGTTAAATGTTTCAACAACACTCTTTCTCTTATCAGTATCACCAAATGAACGGATTGTTACAGTAAATACAGAATAATCAGTTGAACCATCTTCACCAGCTGCTTTTACATTAGAAATACCAATCTTAAATTTAGTATTATATAACGTACCATGTCCTAAAGTTACAAATTTGAAAAGGTCATATCTCTCACCACTAATCAATTGAGATTGTACCATTGGTGTTTCAGAAGCTTGTGCATCAAATGCGTAATTTTGAGTAGGTAATGCGGTTGCTGTTACTTGTAGTTTATTACCAATTAAATCAGATGAACCCGTATAATACGTTGCTAAATTTTCAAAGTAATTGTAGCTATATACGTTTTTAGAACCAAACGGAGAAGTACCAAATACATCTGAAATATCATTTGCGGCAGATGGTTGTATTGATGCAGATGCTACAAAATCTCCAGAGCCGGAATATAATGTAAATCCACCAGGTATAGTTTCACTTGTTAAAGCTGCAATACCAGGATATCCATAATCTTCATTTCCGTTTTTAGTTGAATATAATACTCCAATTAATTTTTGCCCAGCACCAGTTGTACCGATGTTAGTAGAACCAGATGCAAAAATACCAATAGGAGCCTTTTGTTGGTATCCACCAACTCCACCAACTCTTACGATTGTTGCTACTCCAGCTTCTCTTAAGTAGTTTTGTACTGCATATTCAGTATAATAAGTCCCATCAGGTGTTCCGAATATACTTTCGAATTCTGATTGTGTTCTCACAATGGTTGGAACGAATACAGGTCCTTGCTTAAAAGGTCCTATGAATGCTGCTCCAATTTCACCAATTCCTTGCGCTAAGAAGGATAGGTCATTTTCTCTTGTGAATACGCCAGGTGATACGATTCTTTCTGCCATTTTATTTCTCCAATTTGTGTTTTAAGTTTGTATTTGCTAGTTGTGAAATACAGATATAAATATAAAGAAAATATCCAAAACATAATATAATGCTTTGGATATTTAAACTATACCATTTTTTATATTATTAACGTGCTATTGAACCAGAATTAGAACCAGATGTAGGTGACCAAGGTAAATCTATTTCGTTTACATCTTGAACAACTCCTCTACTAGCTTCAATTGCTTTTTCGATTCTTTCACTAATATGAGGCCAATAGTTTGTTGGGGTAGAACCACTAACGTGATTTTTAATCCAACCTAAAACTTCAGTTTCGGTTAAAGATGAATACTCTACAAAGTTATCAGGATTTACCGAATTTAATGAAAATGGGGTTGCTCCCACAAATGTACCAGATACTCCATCGGAATCATCTGTACCAATACATTCCCATCTTGTTCCAATAATAACATTTTCTAAATCGTTATTATTTGCTTTTTTTAAGGATGTTATTTTCCAAGTATAATTAATTGCCATTTTGTTATTGTTTAGTATAAATATTATAAATTATAAATTAACCATTCTCATGCCTTAATATTGTAAAATCAAAAGTTTCGCACATTTGCTGTGCCAAATAAAAATTACTACCAGTCCATGTATTTAATACCGTTTCAGGAACTTTCCATTCACCACTTGATATTGTTGTGTCAGGTATAGCTACCGATTCTCTATTAGGATTTCTGTATCTTAGTTCATATCTTAAAACACAATCATCTTCATTTAAATCATATCTAAGTAGATTAGTGAAAACAGTGTTTATTGTTTTTCCAAATAAATTTTTATCTTCTATGTGTGTTATCATTTTATTTTGTTTTATACGTCTTGTAATACTGTTGCTGATTGGATTACATTTCTTTCGATTAAATCTGCTGCTATCTTTGCTTTTAACAAAGGATATGCTTTTGCAAATATATTATCTCCTTCTAATGAACTAAAATCAGGAACTTTCTTTTGATAAACTCTACCATCTATAATTTCTTCTTCAATTCTAGCCATTTCTATTGAATGCCAATGTGGTATTGCATCTACTTTTGCAAGAAATCTTTCTTGAATAGGTGCACCCATACGATTAGAAATATTTGTTTCTAATAATCGTGCCGTTTCTTCATCTTTAAAAACACTCACATATAATTCCAATGCACCTTTGTTTCTATCCACCACATAGCGATATATTCTTACATAAGCTTCATCGGTTATACCTTGTGATGTTCCAATTGATGCTGCTATTTTAATTGCCATAATTATTCCGTTTTATATATATAAATATATAGTTTTTATTCAAAACTCATTTTTTCTTTTAATTCTTTTAATTCTTTTTTAGTTTCATCTAATTCATTTTTCAATTCTTTAATAGCTTCCAATAGTAATGCTGGAATACCTCTATCTCTAAGTGCTAAATATCCATCATCATCTTGTCTAACTAAATCAGGAATTATATCTTGAACTTCTTGTGCTATGAATCCAATATCATGTCTTAACTTAGTTGTTTCATATTCATCAGTTCCCTCTCTCCAATCAAATTCAACCCCTCTCATTTTCATTACCTTTTCTAATGAATTTTCCAAAGGTTTTACATTATCTTTTAATCGTCTATCCGAAGGAGAACCATACGCAATAATGTTGTTCGATGCAATAATCACACCATCATATCTTAAATTGATGTTTGGACCACCACCTCTATTACCACTATGAATTCTCAAACCATACGAAGCTCTTAATGCTAAATAGCCATCGTTCAAATCACAAAGGTCACCATCATCAGATACCCAAACACCACCACCACCATAGTTATCAAAGTTTGAACGGAGTACATAAGGAGTACCCAATGTATCATCGTTCAAATAATATCTCTGCCATCTTGAAGACCAACCACCCCAACGTATAAGGTTATCACCATCCAAACCTAAGTTAATAGCGTAGTATCCAGATTTATGGAATGACATGAATGCTCCGTTATTACCAGTAGAGTATGGTTGACACATTGCCGAATCGGTTTGTGTTGCATAATATCCTCTATTGTATAAGAAGTATAATCTTGATGTTGTAGTAAAATCGTATGTTGGTAAACAATATTCTGCTCTGTTGTTAGAGTCAATTTGTGCTTTCCAACCAGTATTACCAGACCAAGAGTTTCTAAACCATAATCTATCAACAGGTCCACCAACTAATTGCCATCCAT